TTTTTTCCAATAAAACCAAATTGTAAGGTCTTGTCCAGCTACAACTCTGGTATCAGTGTTTTCACGGAGATCGCCCGTATCCACTGGAGTTTTACCATAGAGATCAGGTCCCCTTATCGCCTTAGCCGCCCAAGTTTTTAGGTAGGTTAAGCCCCTGCTTGTCGCTTTCCTTTTCCAATCATTCAGCCCTTTGACCTTTACTGTGACTCGCTTAATCGCCATTTACTTGCTCGCCTCCTTGATCATATCGCTAATCGCCTCCCCCAGCTTACCCTTCCGCCTCTTCGTCACAGGGTTGTGTAATCGTGTCCAACTAGCGGATGTGGGTGTTATCGGCGCAGGCTGTGGTTGCTTTTCAGCCCTGTGAACCCTTATCGTGGCCTCAACATGTTTGCTGCCCCCGAAACAGGCCAAAGCCAAACTAACAGCCCCATCTATCTTGTGACTCCGAGTACTACCCTTTTCTAACATGATACCCGCAGGCCCATCAGTTGTCGCCACACAATTCATCATATGCTCAGTCAATGTTGGTTCGCCCCAATGTGAGAATCGCCGCCCTGTTACTACCTGATAGAGATTCTCATAGCATCTTGAAACCGAACTTGGTTGCTGGCTCACAGAAATCATATTCACGCCCTTATCCCGCAGCCTTTGCGCTATTGAATCAAGGAACCGAGGATCAAACCAACACCCCGCTATGTTATATGTCTGATGTAAATTCAATAGATGATTGTAGATTCCTTCAAGTTCAATCTCGTTCTTCTTGCCTCGACCAGGTAGCCAACTCCGGAAATGTGCAAGGCGGTAATCGGTGCCCATTTTGGTAACACCGGTCAAAACTGCCGAGTCACGTCTGAGTCCACAATCAAGCCCCAAAAAAGTTAAATCTGAAGAGCCTGGCGGCAAAGCCCTCAGCGTAGGATCTAAGCACCTGTCCCACTGCTCGCGAGTGATAAAACTGCCCGAAGCACTCACCCACATGTTGGAAAAAAGTCTACTAAACTGGTGTGGGAGGAGTTCTTTTTGCTTTCCATCTAGATATAACCGCGTTTGTTCCCTGTCTTCAGAAGTTCTACAGTTTATATACGGATCATGACTCCAGAAAAATAACCAACTGCTAGGCCGTTCATCACTAACTCCAATATCATATAACCTATGTAATAAATTTGACTGCCCCTCAATGCCCGCATAACTCAATACCAACGAAATTGATCTCTTTGTTGGGATAGATGTCATCTCTGACCACAAAGACTCATCCGAATCTTGCAACCCGTGAGCCTCGTCCCAAATCGTCAAACTGGGAGCCAACCCCGCAACCGTCTTGGCCTTTGTCGGTAAAGCCTTCGCAAAAGCCCCCGTATTGTTGACCACCACCCGATCACGGTAAACCGTCGTCGCCTTCGCCAAATCAGGCTGGTTCTTGCAAGTCCAACCAATTCGGAAAACGCGAGAGACTTGCCCTGTTCCAAACTATTCGCCAAAAAGTACACCTCCACCGGCGGATAGGCAGGCCAACACATGAGAGTGAACAACGCCGCCCCGGTCCCCACTCCAACAGTCTTGCCCGTCTTCTTGCAAGCTGAGCAAATGGCCAACCTGATGGGCTTCTCCTCAGAAAATAAGGCCCGCAAGTAATCCTTCTGCCAATCATAAAACCTAATGTATTTGCCCGTGTCCTTGAGAAGAAAAAACTTCTCCAGGAAAGCAACGGGATCCTTCTTGACTTCCGCTAGATTCATATATTGATACCTTTCTGTTCAAACAGAAAACCTAAGTTGTACTTTCTCTATGCGCTTGTTTGCCATTTCCACATATTCAGGATTTGTATCACAACCGTAAAAATGACATCCATTCTGAATAGCCGCTAGGGCCATTGTGCCTGAACCCATAAATGGGTCTATCACCAATCCGCCCCTTGGAACGATGTAACGCGTCCACCAGTCAGCTAGTTTGAGGGGTGTACCAGCACCGTGCCCCAACGCGCCCGCGCTGGAAGTGCTATTAGTATTGGGAAAAGGTAAAACATTAAATGGAATCACCCCACCGCGCTTATTGAATGCAGCATACATCCTTTCGCGTTGAACTGTGGCACCACTGGGAGATTCCTCAAATCCAGCACGTGCCGCCGCCCTATCTTGTAGGGCAGCCTGTGTTGGTTGCCATAGAACACTGTCTTGTTTTCGATAGCAATCTGGAAGTCCAGCCCAAACGCAAGCCTTAAGACTGGTTCTCAAAAGCCCACGTTCCTTTGGGATACAAACCCCAATAGGTAAAGTTGCTATATTCCACCACCACACATCCTGTACCATATTCCATTCGCGGCACACCCAGGCCATGAACTCCCACAACCAACCGCGTATCTTGCCCACCTTTTCAGAATTCGGTTGCAAGATGAATACTGCACTACCCGTTGGTTTCAAGATACGTCTCACTTCTGGTATCACACCCTCAACAATGAGCTTCCACCACTCTTCCGTTGTCCAGTAACCATAACCACGTTTGATATGTGGGTAAGGCGGGTCAGTAATAACAGCGTCCACACTCTTGTCAGGGATGGTTGGTAGTATATCTAAACAATCCCCACAAACCATCGTGTTAAGTTTCATTGCCATCTTGATTTGACAAAGCCAGAAGGTTATTACTCTTTATCATTGGCCCGCCTCTTGTAACATAGCCGCCAAATCAGTACCCTCCTCCTCAAACACCCCCTTGCGAATCAGCCCCAAGGTGTTCGCCAAAAGCCTAGCCTCACCTAAATAACGTAAGTACTCCCTGTTAACATCCAAGCCGTCAAGGTAGCCTAGAATCTTAACCAAAGACTTGACTAGCTCCCGCTCAATGGCGTTCAATTCTGGATGCGTGTCTAAAATGTCTGAAAGCAAACTACTCATACTAAGTCTCCTTTATTCTTACTCTAACGTCCACGTTCTTACTAATGTGTTCATGTTCTTACTTATACCACGATCGTCTTACATACCCGACTTTATACTTACCTTCATACTTGGATTCATACCCAGGAAACTCACCACAAAACTTTTTCCAACAAACTTGCACCACTCCACATTTTAACTACAATGTTCTATCACTAACGCTTACGACTGTACATTCTATTACTTATGATGTTAACCATAGCCAACTTCCGACTATGTAGATTATGTATAGTGATTGTTGTCGCGTCGCGTGGAGCACGGAATTGAGCGAGCATTTTAGGAATAAATAATCTGTTTCTTACATTATTTATGTTTTCCTGTGAGTATGGACAAACACTTGTAACAAATTATAATCAGTTCGTTTTCATTAGACAAATTCCCAAGAATGTAAAGAATGGTAAATCTGTGTGTAGAGGTTTTTCGCCGGGCGGGGCTGGCGTGGATTCCATTTGTCCATTATTTACCTTGGTTCACATTGGAATAGGGCACAGCATCATTTGTTTGTGCCATGATAACATCAAATCTGCCACTATCAAAAATCGCGTGATTTACCCAACACGGATTGCACCATGGGAACCCATCTTCTCGTTCCCTCACTGTCTGTCGTGCACGATTGCATTTACAACAAGGGTAGCTAGATAGTGTTTGGTCGCAACTACTAACAACAAGTTCTTTAATATCGCTGGCTGCACAAGCAGTAGCGAAATTTACTATTTGTTTATGCCTTTGTTCTGCCTCGGTTATAATTTGGTCAGCTTTTGTATAGGCTGCCATTATTATATCTTGAGATCGCTTCTCTGCCCCCTTCAATACGCTTGTATAACTCTGTTTTGCGCGGGCCGTCATTATTATACTTTGGGCTTGCTCGTTGGCTTCGCGCAATACATTCAATGCATCCACACCAATTTGTTCCCTTAGTTGTTGTAAACAAGCAGTATCCCCCTCTGGAAGCATTGCAACAATCCAACCCTGAATACTTTCCCTATCCACGGTGGGCAGAGACAAAACATAGTCTAGCAATCCATTTTTTATCGCAAACCATTCTCCTCTAATTCTGAGGTGAGCAAACTTGGTGTGTAGGTTGCCCTCATCCATCTTTGTTCCGTCCTCATAACCCAATAGTATCAATTGATCAGCATTAGCCGACTGTAAGCCATTCAACCGACTTTGAACATTAAGGTCAGCGGTATATCCTATCTTGATAGCACCATGTTCATTGCCAATGAAATAAATCATTACCTATTCCTTTCACACGATATACCAAGTTCCTTTATGATAGTAAACTTGCGGGATTTGCTCAATTAACCAGAGTCTAATTTTATGTATCATGTTTCCCTTCCAAATTTGCCGTAACCGCATCTGTCGCATTCAGCAAGCGGCCGCATTCGCTGCAAGACGTATAGAATTGCCCGCCTGGATCACTCAAGAACTCTGATATTTCATCTTCGGGAACTTTGGTTTCAAACCACTTTTGGCAATACGGACACTGGCAGCCAATTATCATTTCGCAAACTGCCTGTTGATATATTTACGCGCCCAGGGGACTCAAGTCTGTTTTCCGAACAGGAATATGGATGCTAACATCTATCCCTTTAGTGTCCAACATTGCGAACAGATAGAATTTGGGATCGCCCGTTGTGAACACTCGGAACTTGGCCCAGTCGCTCTGTATTTCGCATACCCATTGTTGACTCCAAGTTGTCGAATCAAAATACATTCAGCCTATCGTCCACTTGTAATCCCGGCACATAGCCCCGCTCTATACACTCACCGATGTCTCTGATCCGGTTCTTGTTTTTGGCCGTATCCCAAGCAAACATGGTCTTGAATCCGTCATGCCGTCTTAGACATTCCATCACCACGTAATCCCACAGTTTGCTGCACCAGCTTGTCGGCTTTGTCGTAGGCTCTGAGGATGGCGCCCACGAAGTATTCACTCGGTTTGTCCGATTTCTTCATCGCTTCCCTTTCTGTTCAAACAGAATTCCTTCTTCGCCCGCAGTTTCTCGGTGGCCACCAACCGATGTCCGATCACCCATCCAAGTCGGTGCACTGATTCACTCCACTTTTCCAGCCCTTCTAATTGGCGCAATCGTTCGTGCGGACTTTTAATCTTGGCGATGTCTTTTACGCGCTTTTTTCGTTCGCTCAGGAAAACATACAAGTCCATTTTACCTTTCTGTTCAAACAGAAACCAGTCAGTGTCCATAACCATTATATCACGAAACCTTCTGTTTGTCAAGTGTGATGCCCAACCTTAAATTTTTCCTGAACCCTTGACACAGACTCAAAACTGTGGTATAATTGTTACAGGATTAGGAGGCAATCATGGCAAAGTGGAACACAACAATTAAAGGCGGAAAGCTAACCAAGCGCCAAATGACCGACGAGGAACGCAAACTGTACGGACTTCCTCTCGTGGGTAAAGCCAAGATTGAGGCCGAAATGACTTCCATTAACGACGACAGGATGATGAAATTCAGTTGGGAAGACGAGGATGTGCCCAGTTGAACAGCGGTGTGCGAGACCTACAAGTGTGAGTGGGACGAATTGGTCCAGGAGAACAAGGCCAATTGGAGCTAGGAGGAAATGATGAGGTGCGTAAACTGCAACAACGAGGCGATTTACATGGTTGGGAATACTCCATTGTGCCACACCTGTCAGACAGCTTTCAAGTGGGGCCAGGCCAATTCCGAGGCAACGATGGAGCCTGTCCAAGACAGAGCATACACAGCTTACCGTCAGCGGGTGAGGTTGGATGGTGCCACACCCCTTTACCTCAACGAGTGGCAGAATTTGATTCGGGAACTGACTGAGCTTAGGAAGAGATATTCCTATCCCACACCTCGGATGATGGATATTGAGGTGGCTTTGCATGTGTAGAAAGGAGCAAGTGATGGACAAGTACTTTGAATACTTGGACGAGTTGCGGGAGTCGGGCGTCACCAACATGTTTGGGGCTGGGGTGTATCTCCAAGAGGAGTTTGACCTAGACAAACGTGAAGCTAGGAAGATCCTCGCTGAGTGGATGGAGACATTCTCTGAGCGTCATTCTGAGTAGAAAGGAAGAAATGATGGCAAAGAAACCAACCGTCCCAGAGCCTTCGCTAGAACTCCTGATGGAGTGGGAGTTTAATGGCGATTGCGAGGCCACGGACGGCTGCCGAGTTGAGTCGGATGGGATTTGTGAACATGGGTATCCTAGTTGGCTGTTGTATCTTGGGTATATCTAAGATTCTGTTTGAACAGAGAGCGGGGGTGAGAAAGGATTCGATTCGGGGTTAAAGCGCAAGCGCACCCTGAAGACGACAATATAGCTGAGAACGAAATTATTGTCGTGGACGGTGAGACAGTACCATTCTGATCAAGGGGGAGGGGTGAACGTTTGGCAGAAAAGGTGATAGACTTGATATGTGAGAATTGCGATAAGGAATTCAAGAGGCGACTTGCAGAGCATGTGCGCAACCAAAGGAAGGGGCGCAGGGTATTCTGTGGTCATAGTTGTAATTCAACTTGGATGAACACGCATGGCAAGCGCAACCCAAAAGGTAATCCAGAAACCCTACGGGCGGGGAATCGTAGGGATGAGTATACCCCTTTTCGTTATTATCAACTTCACTGTCGTCAACGAAAAAGAAAGGAATACAACCTTGACTTGCCCTATCTTAAGGAATTATGGGAAAAGCAAGGGGGGCAATGTCCGCTCACTGGATGGAATCTGGAATTACCCATCAACACCAGGGGATTCTACGGGGCACGGCCCAAGAATGCTTCCATAGATCGCATCAATGGTTCTCTGGGCTATATTAAAGGCAATGTGCGCTTCGTTGCTCTTATAGCTAATTTGGCACGGGGTATGTGGGGCGATGAGGCGGTCAAGACATTTGCCCGTGCTGTTGTTGCTTGGGGGTGAATGGCTTCGATTTGGGTTTAAGACTCAAAGACGCGGGTTTCGATTCCCGCCACCTCCACTGAACAGAAAAAGCTGCGCCTGTTCAATGAGTACCGCGTCGGGTGGGTAAAAGGGTGGTCTAGATAATGGCTGCTTTGGTCCCGACGGGGCCGAGGAAACCTTATCTACGCTAGGCGGCAGGGACTGAGCAAAATACTATAACGAAAGGAGAACAAAATGTTCAAGTTAACTGAGGAACAGATTGAAAAGGCCGTAGAATGGTGGGCTGATAGAGTATGTGCCCCAGTGTTTAGTGGGTTGAGTGCTACTGATAGGGCAGACCCAGTAAACGATGCCTACCAGATGGCAGAGATGATGGCAACTATAGCAGTTAAACCTGTTGATGACAGCAAGCGGCAAGCCTTTATTGATGCCCTTAAAGAGGAACTAAGTAGCCCAGATTACAATTCATGGATGGGCCTTGGAGTTGACTATGGCCCTGATCTGGTATTGGCAAGGGCTGCCGAAAAAGCTGGAATATCAATTAGCAACTTTCCTTGGAAGACCCACATGAGCTTTTTGGAAGATGGAAAGGTGAAAGCTGCTATGGGGTATGGTGTTTTAAGTACAGAAATTTGAGCTAAATTGTGCTGCGCCTGTTCAATGAGTACCACAAGGTATCGCGTCGGGTGGGCCAGATTGGATGTCTGGTGAAGTAAGGGACGGTTTGCAAAGCGGCGGCAGGGCGGCATTTAATTTCACAAAAGGAGGTATGATGAAAGACAACGAGATTGACAAACAAGTCAGTAATGAGGTCATATCTGGGCTGTTGGCAGATGGTATTACACAATATCCTGCTATCTGTCCTTGGTGTCATGGAGCTGGCTGTGTTGATTGTGACCATCAAGGCATTTACGAGCTTATGGTGGAATCCCGCACTTGACAATCAGGTAGCAACATGGTATAATGAGGTGGAGACAATATCTTGGTCACGGCTTTCTGTTCAAACAGAAAGGAATGATGGAACTTGACACGATAGTTTGTAGTGAAGCAATAGCTTTGTTAAAACAGTTAGAGTCAAATAGCATCCCGCTTATTATAGCTGATCCTCCCTATGGTATTGGTTATCATTCGGGATACTATAAGGATAAGAATCCACATGCGCCAGTGGCCCATGATTGGAACTTTCAGATAGGAGGGTTTATTCAACAGTGTGAACGGGTTCTGAAAGATGGGGGAGCATTGTATCTGTTTTCACGGTGGGATGTCTATCCTTTGTGGCTACCCTCAATTATTACATCCGAACTGAAATTAAAGACAAAAATTGTCTGGCTTAAAAACAATTGGTCTGCTGGTGATCTTTATGGTTCTTTCGGGAATCAATATGAAGAGATGCTTTTTATTGTAAAAGGTCGTCATCAAATAAGAGGAAAACGATGGTCTAACGTTTGGGAATTTGATAGAATACCTCTCACACGAATGTTGGTTCCCACCCAGAAACCAGTGGCTCTTTTAAAACGTGCAATTTTGGCAAGTAGTGATGAGGGTGATTTAGTAGTTGACCCTTTTGCTGGGAGTGGAAGTACTGGAAAGGCAGCTAAATTAACCAATCGCAATTATTTATTAGGTGACATTGATCCTAAGATGGTAAATATTGCGCGAAAGCGTTTGGGGCTTTCATTGATTGAAAGCGGAATTGCTGATATGCCCATGACTGATTGTGTATTTGAATTGCCTGACCCTGAGAATTGGGGTATACATCCCGAAGAATTGCGATTCATTTATGACGCTCTTCAGAACAATGTCAATAGTTCAACGGCACAATTAAGTTTGGAAGGAATTTGACAACTTGCCAAACACGTGGTACAATACTTGAGGCTGTGACGGCCGATTGGACGATTGCATTAGAATGCCTCTAATTTGACCGGCGACCGTCCCTTATAACAAATTGTCCGGGAACGTCACCGGTCACCGGTCAAATCAGGGGCATTTGTGTTGAGGGGAGGAATATGATAGAGTTTGTTGAAGAACTGCAAGAAGATGGAAACCTTTTGGTTACATGGAATGCTGAAACACAGGGAGAATGGAAACGTGTCTTGTACGCTTTTAAGACTATGATCCCTGCAAAGAAATGGGACAAGACAAAAAAGAGTTGGATAGTTGATAGTTCTGCCATCAATGCTTTTAGAGAGTTTAAATCAGTACTCTCTACAGATCAAGGGGCAGAGATTCTCAGTGAATTTGATGAGCATATTGAAGAGCAAACCTTGTTAAAGTCAACTAGTCAGACTATGCACTGGAGAGGTGGCACGAAGATGCAGTGTCGTGCCATTTTCGCCATTCGTGCTGCTATGAGCATTATTGACGCACCTGTCGGTTATTCTATCAGCAGAGGAGTTTTCGGAGCTTGGAATGAGGAGGCTGGGGTTTGGTTCTATGAAGATGGACGTTATAGCAGTCATTCTCCCGCCGATTTGGACAAGCTGGATCTGACCAAGGCGCACGAGAGAATGGCCCTAGCTTATAAGAGATATTCTGACGATCTTGAACGCCTTGATGAAGAGATGCCTTCTATAAGCGCTAAACAGCTACTAAGGCTCGCTATGTTGAGGAAATATGATTACCAGTGTTATGTTTGCAGCGTGCGACCAGACAACCTTAGCGAACTTCACATGCACCGTGTTGTCTCCGAGAAAAAAGGTGGAACCTATGCTGAGGAAAATGTAGTTATCTTATGTAGAAAGCACCATCGCAAGCTTGAAGGATTGGACTGGGATATTGTGCACAAAGCAAAAGAGGAATATGATGGATGAGTTGGAATACGCACCATTAACAGAACTGCTTGGGCTACAGAGAAACGCGATTCTTTACCGTCCTATTCTGGCAAAGATCACGGGAAGAGTCACTGCTGCCATTCTGCTCCAGCAGGTCATTCAGTACGCGAGCGGTAAGGGTTATAGGCCATTTTATAAGTACCGCGCTCCATGTCCACAGGCCGATGTCTACAGAGAGGGTGACAGTTGGCTTGAACGCTTGCAATTCTCACCAGCGGAGTTTGATTGTGCGCGCAGGACCATAGGAACCAAGATCACGAAGGGAATGAGTAAGCGTAAGGCGTTGATGGGAACTGAGATTAAGAACCTTGTAATCTATTGGACGGATTCAGAAAGAGTGACATGGTATTTGCTTAATGTCCACTTACTTGAAAGTCTACTGAGAGCCAATTTACATAACAAGTCCTAATTGCACTTTATGCAATTACCTAATAATTGCACTTTCTACAATCCTCTAATACCATCTTATACCATCTTGTGAATTCACTATTTTATTTGCTGTAGAAGGTATTTTCTTCGCGAGTACGCTCAGAAAATACACTACGTACCGCAATTTTCCTTCTTTAAAGGAAGAAGCCACAAAGGTTCTATCTGGAGGTTTGGAATGGTTGAAGAATCGAGTTTTGCCAAGGGGTTGTTAGTCGGTTGTGCTGTCTCTCTTCCCATGTGGGCTGGGATTATCTGTGTGGCGATTGAGGTGTATAGGGCGTTGTTTTCTGTTTGAACAGAATCTAACCTTAAATTTTCCACGCACCCTTGACAAACAGCCAAAACTGTGGTACAATAATCTTAACAATTAGGAGGCATTGATGAAGATTCTAGTCTATAAAGGTAAGCACGGGGATGTATACTTTGATGCAACCGATTCTGCGTCTGCTTTTTGCGCCATATTTAACTATATTGATGGGCTTGGTTATTACGGTGAGGATCGTATGCCTGTTCACGACTGGGAACAGGTTAAAATGGCTAGGGCTGGGGATCTGATTGCCACGCGAGATTTATTGAGAAAACGGCGTCGGCACGAATATGAGGGTTGGAGCATTGTTTCTGTTCACTCGGAATGAGTCTGTTTGAACAGGGAGGTTGATTTATGGCCAAGGGAGTCGGTGGAGGTGGGCGAGGTGGAAGGGCTGGTGGGCGCTTTAGAACCTTTGGTGGTCCTATGGACGCTGACGATTGGGCCAATTTGATTTACGGAAAGGCTGCTGCTGATCTGCCTGGCGATGTGCAGAATGCAATTAATGAGTATACTGGTAGCGCGTTTGATGTCATAAATCCACAACTCAGGGCTGGGATGAGCCCAGGCACTGGGACGATATGGGGTAGGCTGTCCATTGCTATAGATAGAGCTATGGCGTTAGCTCCCAGAGTTCCTGCTGGCGGTCTCACGGTCAGGCGCCAGATATCTAGGAAGCTGTCGTTAGGGCCTGGTGATGTATTTGATGACCTTGGTTTTGTGTCTACATCTATAAAGCCTGGTTTCGGTTTTGGTGACGCGACTGCGATGTGGAATATACAGTTACCTGCTGGGACTAAGGGAATATATGTTCGGTCCATCAGCCAGCACAAGTCAGAATATGAGTTCCTTCTCCCAAGAGGCACGGAGTTTACAGTTGTTGGGCCAAGAACACTTAGAGTGACATCACAACCATAGGAGGAAGATAATGGGTGACAAATTTACCTGGGAACCAGGGGATATTAGGAGAAAACCAAGACAGGGAAATGTCAAATTTGAGCACGACGGAAAGACGATGAGTGGCCGCATAGTTGGAGAGCGACCAGGATCGGGTGTTTTTGTCATCGTGCCTACCAGCGGGAAAGCTCCACGCTCAAAGCAGGGACCGTATCAGCACAGGGTTAGTGGTGTTGATGGTTTTGTTGCGCTGATACCTACAGATAAGGTTACATAAGATATGCCTAAGAAAAAGAGACCCAATCGTAGGAAATTTAGCTGGACTAATTCAAAGCAGATCAGGCGGAAGCCGAAAAAGAAGAAGTGAGTCAACTAGATCTGTTCCAACAGACCGATATTGTAGAGCCAGCCGAAGAGGTTAGGGCCATAGCCAGGCGGTTGCCCACTGTGGTTCATGGTGTTCCTGACGCTCTTTGGCCTACGAACAATCCACTTGGAATTCCGTTATTGAATCCGCATTTGCAAGCACACGCGCTGGATTTGCCTTTTACAGCATGGGGGACCAGGGCGCGACGGGATAAGATGACTGGGACGTATCATTTTTACGTGGACGATTACAGGTTTACAGCCTTGTGGAAGAAGCCTGAGATGCTGTTCAAGAGCAAGTGTGTCAACGCGATTGAGGCGAACTTTACTTGTTCTGAACAGATGCCGATGGCGGTTGGGATCTATCGCATCTATCAGAAGCGATGGTTGGCGCGATACTGGCAGTCAGGTGGGGTGTACATCTTTGTGGACCTGAACGTTCACCCAAAGTTCTACGAGGTTAATATGATGGGCGTCCCTAGGGGCTGGACTGCCTGGGCTACTAGAGGGTATAACGAGCGCACTGATAGGACCATCCAGGAATGGGAACTGGCTTGCACTTGGGCTGAGACTTCTGACATTCTTTTTATAGTTTATGGTGGTGGGAAGGATGTTAGGAGACTGTGCATGAAAAGGGGCTGGATTTGGGTTTCTGAGCAGATGGATGTGGCGCAAGGACGTGACTTGACAACCGCATAAATTGTGGTATAATATACTCGAAAGGAGAAGGAAATGAACGGGAAAGACTTTTTGGCCTGGCTTAGGGGCACACTTATTGTTATGCTGATTGTGTTCCTTATAGTAGGTGGCCTTATGGGTCTGAACTATGTTGGTGGCAAAAATCGGGAAAAGAATTGTGCGAGATTAGGCGAACAGATTGGTTACAACACAAGGGTGCTTTCCGCGACATGCCACATTGAAGTTCGTCCCAATTTGTGGATTGACGAATACAGAGTGGCAAAATTCCTACCATTGATTGATTGTGAGAAAGGGGAGTAGAAATGTCTGAATACTTGCGAAGCGTATGGTGGTGGAGGGAAAGGGTTCATCGGTTGGGCTTTATCTCACCGACAGACAAGCGCAGACGACCACGGTTCTCGCGTTGGTTTCCATCGCGGATTCGTTGGTGCGGTTGGTGGATGATTATGATGCTGAGGAGGAAGAAAAATGATTCCGATATTTCATTCAAGGTATCGAAAATTGTTAAATCCAGAACTCAAGGGCAGTGATTTGGCTTGGCAGATTGGGAACAAAGCAATATTCACTGCGCCAAAGTCTGGAAAGGAGTACAGTGTTGTGATAGATTCTGAGCCGATGTATCACGATGATGTCCTTGGCTTGGTTTATGAGGTAATTTTTGAAGACGGGCATCGCGCTGCTGTTTTGGCAGATGCATTGGAGCCAATCTTTTCAGAAAAGGAATTAGCTGAAGTTAAAGAGATGTGGAAGGAGTAGCAAATGTTAACGTGGGCTATTGCGTGGATGTCGGCCCAGATGGGGAAGGAAGTTGATGGTTTGGAGATGTTGCTTTTCATCTCGATTATAGTGGATGCTGGCCTGCTCGCTTTCTGTGGGTGGGCGATATTTAAGTAGGAGGAAACGGTGGGCTGGGGATATTTTTCTAGTGAGAACATCCGCGATGCGCTTTTGTCTGCCAACGAGAACAGTTCAGCGACGGCAGCGCTGGTGGCGGAAATGTCCATTGATACTGATACGATTGCGAATCTTCGTACGTATAGGGAGGGGTTTAGGGCAGCTTTGTGTACGCTGGCTCTGGCCTTTGGTCTTTCCCCATCCATCATCGCTGGTAGTGGAGAACAACAAGCACAGCAAGTTGCCAATCGTGGTTGTACTCAACTTGACAACCATCTCTAATCGTGGTAAAATACTGTTGACGGTCTTGGATTTGCCTCCTGATTGACCGTTGGGCGGGCGGCGTCCATGCGGAGAACTACCTGCCGCCCGCCAGAGCATCCAACACGGATGTTTTTTCTGTTTGAACAGAAAGGGAAATATGCCAATCTACGAGTATCGGTGTCAGGAGTGCTTGGAAGAATTTGAGAAGTTAGTACGTTCTGCCGAAGAGATTGAGTGTCCTCAGTGCGGCAGCGAGGAAGTCAAGAAGCTTATCTCCAGTTTTGGGTTCACGATGAAGGCTGCGGACAAGGGGAAGTGGGTGAGTGGTCCCAAGAAGTGAAACCTTAAATTTTTCTGTACCTATTGACTTTTCACCTAAAATGTGGTACAATATAATTACACCACATTTAGGAGGCATAGATGACTGTAGAGGAACTTAGAAAGATTCTGGAACGATTTCCGCCTGGTCAAGAAGTCCTGGCCGCTAGTGACCCCGAGGGCAACGGGTTTCGCTCTGTGAGCGATTACAGTAGCCAGATATATTGTCCGAGGTCTGGGGATGTGTATAAACTTGATGAGCTAGATGAGGTCGGGAATCAACCCTATCAGAAGGTGCTAGTTCTGTGGCCAACGTAGAAGGAGGCGTGAAATGATTTACATTGCATCAGGCGTGTATGTAGATGTTGGGGATACTGTTTGGGGTCGGCTGTACACCGGCGACGGGAACAAGTCCAAGCTGATTCATGGGGAGATTGTTTCTGTGGAAGAATATCCTCCATATGTGGACATTAAGACGAAGCGGGACAAGGTTTACCGCTTGTCTGCCAACGTCTTGTATGTGACGAAGCCCAAGGCAACCTTAGTAGAGGATGAGTTGGGCGAATTGACGGTTTGGGAAGGTTGAACTAAATGAAAATTACCAAGCGGAGGCGTTGTCCTGAATGCGGAAATAATTTGCACCCCTTTCTTAATCCACGTGGCGTTATTAATTTGGGAATGCAAGCCTATTTCTGCCTGTTTTGTAATACCCTGTCTAAATGGATACCTGTTAGGAAGAAGGAGGCATGAAATGGCATTGTTTTTTGCGGGCATGTGTGCACAAGCGTTCATCACTGCACTGCTTACAAGGTTTGAGCTTATCACACCAAGTTTTCAACAGCAACTTATGGCTAGTATTATATTGCTAGTGATTGCGATTCTGAATACTAGAGGATGAAAGTCTACTGCGCTTGGTGCGGCGCGTTCGTCAGGGAGGTACGTGCCTGTCCTAATATTCGTGGAGACAGTCACGGTGGCATTTGCGAAGAGTGTGCCAAGGCGATGCTCAAAGAAGTGAAGAAACGTCCTGTGCTTGATGCGGGGCGATATAGAAGGAAGGAGGTAGTAATTCATGGAATTTCTGACAAACATTTACAATCCCACAATGCCTGATGCTAAAGAGAAGACTTTGTGCCTGTCCGATGAGACACAACAAGAAGCATGGGAGCATCAGAAACAATGGCTATCCGACAAGGTTCGGGGTCTTCCTCAAGAAACAGATGTTTACACTGTTTTGGAATTGGTGAGAATGAGCATGGTGGGCGTGTATCTTCCCGACGAAGAAACTAATGTCTAGATGACTGCTTACGCAGAAGGCATGTAGCAGGAGCAATACCTGTTATGTGCCACAGGAGTGGTGATGAAGATAGCAGATGCGTCTAATGGAAGATGTGTAGCTAGGGGGTTTTCCACCATGCGGTTGGCCCTTGGGTATAAAGAACCGTTGCCTTTTCCGATAGATTATAGTCCCATTGGTAGTCAGATGCCAGGTCTTCTTGGTGAATGTTTCCCGAATCATAACATCCTTCTTTTTTGTAAGGAGGACGTGATTGAGGGGGCAGATATGCCAAGCAATGTTGAATACCGTGGGGAGGTGGCTGATGGGGAAAGTCTTGACAAGCATCTTTGGTCCTTCTCTTATACTGGGGAGGATGGTGGCATAGCGCACTTTGTAATTGGTTCCCCAGCGTTGATCGCTACTCTCCACCAGGTATTCGCGATTGAGTTGGAGGGTTGTGGAAAAGAAGACTGACTGTGAGTTCCAAACTAGATGTATAAAGCGTCATCAAGATGCTGGGGTGATGAGGAAGAAGGTTCAGCTTAAGGTTCTTGGTGACGACAGAACGGCCGGCTACATCTGTGGTTTTATGACGGCAGGGACAGTTCTTGGATGTCCTTGGTGGAAGAGATATTCTGATCAAAGTGAGGTGACTTGTGAGTGAGACAGCTTTGGAAATAGTGAGCTTAATTATTCTGCTTATTGATACGTTGGCTATAGGAGTTCTTATTTGTATTCTGATTGTCAGAGCTAGGAAAGCGCAGCCTGACACCGCAGCACAAGAACGAATGGAATTGAGGGAGGGTCAGGAGACACTTATAAAGAGGATAGAACGCTTACGGAAGGAAAATAGCGAGCGTGCTTCCACCGTCAACTATTTTCTTTTTGATCACAGTCGTAATCAAATTCTTGAAAAAGCTCTTGCGTATGTGACACCAGATAGAGGATACAAAATTATTGGCGAACCTCTCCAAATTCCTCCCGAATATATTGGAGAAGAAGTGGATGTGTTTGTCATTCTCAAGGGAAGTAAGGATGCTGTGGATTCCTTGGGTGCGCTACAATGAATAATAAAGTGTTACAGGAACGGCTTGTTGAACTGAGACGCTTGGAGATGGCAGGCGTTGAAAGTGATGGTCGGCCAAACTGTGGCAAGGCTGTTATTCTGTGGACGCGCAAGAGAGACGGCGCGGAGAAATGGGAGGTCCTGCCCGAGGGGATTGCTCAACTGGTGATAGCTGATATGCACAATGATGTCAACGTTGAGAGGGCTGTTGTGTACCATCGGATTCCTGAGAACGCGCCTGATGACGTGGCCAAGGCGTGGCTGTGTTCTCGGATGAAGCGGCACTTGACAAACAGTACTGAAAATGGTACAATATGAGCACCTACACTGACCTATGCAAAAACGTCGCGGATCATTTTGAAGAGTCGTACCGGAAATGGAAGGCGGCTTGTGACAACGGCGATCCCCTTGCTCGTTACCCGAGATGGGTTGCTTCTCACAAGGGTGGACTGCAAGCTGCGCGGTATTGGAGAAAGAAGGCGAAGGAAGAGAGAGTCACGACGTTTTGAATAGTTTTCTGTTTGAACAGAAAGGAGAATGATGGAATTTCATCCATTAGCAGACATTTTTCCGATGATGAGTGCCGAGGAGTATGCCGCACTCAAAGACGATATTGCCACACATGGTTTGCGAGAGATTATTACTTTAGCTGAAGACAAGATTGCTGATGGTCGCAACCGCTACAAGGCTTGTGTTGAGTTGGGCATTGAGCTGAGATATGAGGAGTGGGATGGTGTTGGCAGCCTTCTAGCCTTCATTATCTCAAAGAACTTGCATAGACGACACTTGAGTGAGAGCCAGCGGGCGATGGTTGCGGCGAAGATTGCGAATTTGGAGGTTGGTAGGCCAGAGGTAAATTGTGGGAATTCCCACAATTTAAGCCAATCTGACACTGCCAATTTGTTTAGCATAGATCGTTGGACTGTAAACAAAGCTAAGAAAGTCCTTTCTGAAGGCACTCCTGAACTGGCGGAGGCTGTTGAGCAAGGTGAGATTGCCGTATCGCTGGCGGCAAAGGTGTCAGAGTGGGAGGAAAGTGACCAGGGCGATTTTTTGGCCAAGGTGACGGACGGCGCGACCCCGGCGCAAGCCAAACGTCAAATTGAACATGGGAAAAAGAGGTCGCAGACCTTTCCGATTGGCAGGTTCCAGGTTATTTATGCAGATCCACCATGGTCTTATTCTAATACTGGTTTTGATGAGGCCGCTGATGCTCAGTATCCAACCATGATTGTTGAGAAGATTTGCACTCTTCCTGTTGGTGATTTGTCAACTGACGGAAGCGTGCTTTTTCTTTGGGTGCCCAATCCGCTTCTTGAGGATGGTCTAAAAGTTCTTGGGGCTTGGGGGTTTCAGTATAAAACCAACATGGCTTGGGTTAAGGACAAGGCACGCGGGAAGGGGTGGTGGCTGAAGTCTAAACACGAATTGCTTTTGATTGGAGTGCGTAGTAAGTCACCACAGCCTGCTATAAGGCCACCTAGTGCTTTTGAGGCAGATCGTGGTCCTGTGCATAGCCGAAAGCCAGAAAAAGCGTATGAAATTATTGAGGCGATGTATCCTGGCAGCAAAATAGAACTATTCTCTAGGAATAATCGTGAGGGCTGGACAATGTGGGGGAATGAAGATGCCACAACCTGATGCAAACAGAGGACGCAGTTATGACGGCGCGTATATGGAAGTTGGCAAAAGGGCTGAAGAGGCTGTGTTGCGATGGCTCGGCGAGAATCCTGATATTCTTGATGTACGCGATTGCAGATCGCAGCGGGTAGGGCAGGAAGCAGATTTTGACTTCTCAATTACTGGTACTGATGGAGTTGTGACACTTGCGGAAGTGAAATCTGATAAGTTAATTAACAAAACTGGGAACATGATTTTCGAGATCGCGCGTGTGAATCATACCGCGCCCCATGACCGGGCTGTTACATTGGGATGGAGCGCGCGTTCTCCAGCTACATGGTGCGTTTTCTATTGCCCGCCCGCCAAAAAGATTTATGTAGTTCGTTTTGAAGATCTCAGAAAATGTTTTCAGCACTATTCACGTAAAGTACGTAAGAATGTGCGAATGAAGTGGGTTCCAACTGATAGTATCAAGTCAACGCTTATTGCTCTCATTCCTGAAGAATTCTGGCGTGATGTCACTAAAGTTTATGATTTGCCAGAGCCTGGAGTCACATCATTTTGAAACTTGACAACCATCCAACTTTGTGGTAAAATAGGTCTAGAATAAAGGAGGTGATGGGATATGGAGGATACTATTTTGGGTGGCGCGTCCGTGATGGCCATGATTATTGGCTGGGTTGAGTTTGTTAAATCATTCAAGGTAGATCCCAGGGTCGCGACGGTGATTGGCATTTTGTTCGCTGTTGGGTTGGGACTTTTGGATCAGTGGATAAAAGTCAATCCTGCCTTGGCGCCTTGGGTACTGACTGTTGTCCAGTACATGGCGTTTGGCATGGCAGCCACGGGGCTGTATAAGG